GCAAATGCGGCGTAGGCAACCTGGAAAGCGTTAGGGGTAACGGCTGTGCCGTCGTCAGTGATGGTGATTGTCGCTCCACCCAAAGTTGCGGACACCTGCAGCACTCCGGTGCTAGCGGCGTAAGCAATAACGTAGTAGGTGGTGGACAGGGCAATGCCTGCGGGAAGTGTGCCTGTGCCTGCGCCACCAGTCTGAGTGTTGATCACACTAAACTGCACAGGATCACCTACTTTCAAATTCAAGTAGGTTGCAACAGTAATGGTGTCCGCGCTGATGTCGACGTTAGACTCGGCAAAACTGCTGATTGTTCCAGCGGGCTTATAGTAAAGGGCACCTGAAGTGCCGGAAAGAACGGTGGTTGCCATTGGGCGTACCAGGGAATAAGGGTCTCCGCGGGCACTGCCCGGCTACATACAGGTTAGCGAGGATTTAAGACAGCACAGTTGCTATATAGCCTGTGTCAATGCGGCCTACGAAATGCGGTGATTCATCAGCAGCTGAAAAACTTGGGCCATTTATTTCGCCCACTTTTACGAATACGCCTGTAGCAGTTTTAGATGTGTTGTTAATTGTCTCTAAAACGTTTACGGCGGCTGTTACCAGCTCCTGATTGCGGGCCGGACCACGGCCCTTTTCTGTGAACAAGCGGATTACTAACGCACCACGGGCATTGTCCACGCTAGAGGTCAGCGTTGGTTCGTTGGTTATGCCGAATGTGATGTTGACGCGGACGTACTCGGTGGTCGTATTTGGTGGAACGGCAGTGATGTTGTCGAAGTACACCGGTACTGCGGGGGACAGGCTGTTAAACGCCGTCAGTAGCGGGTTCTCCATTGATGCCCGGATCGCTTGGTAGTTCATCGCGGAAATTTCCTAAAGGCTCGATCCATTGCCACTTTAATTGTCCTATCGATGCCCCCACCCTTTAAATAGGTGTCGTACCAGTCCAATGGGGCGGTTCTGGTGTTTCCTTTACCGGATTTGTCTAAATTACCGCGAACGTTTGCACTTCTTGCACCGTATTCAACCATGCCTGGATTTAAACTTTCTTGAAGTGGCTCTGGAAAATCTTTCGGGCGGAAAAAGTTCCCTTGCTCGTAGTCAATGGCAACGCCTGCATGCCGCGCAACGTTGTAAATGGTGTACTTGACTTCAGGCTTTCTGTAGAGTTCCGCACCGCTTAATAAAGGACCAATAACGGGCTGCGGTGCTGTTTTTGCGCCCGAACCACCAGATTTTGATCCCCCAGAAGTTTCTATAACCCAAGAGTTAGCAAAATTCCCTGACCAAACTGGACCGGCTTCTTGTAACTCTTTGACTGTCTGTTCCGCAGCCTCGCGGATGTCCGTGGACAAAATACCGTTTACCCAACGGTCTATATCAACTACAAACTGCGCGTAATCCTTAGCCATTACTGTGGCCTCACGATCAAAGTGTGGTATATAGGCTTGTCACCACGATAGGTCAGGATGTCGATGATCTTGGCTTCGCGGGTTTCACCTGCCTGCGGATACTGCACACGGTCTGCTTCTGTTGGGTAATAATCGCCAAGTTCTGCCGTGCCAATCAAGATCTTTACGTCCGTGCTTTGGTACAAGCCCTCGGATTCGCGGGGTGTAAGGCGGCTAATAATGCCTCGTACCGTTACGTTGGTGTCCGCTCCAGTCACAGCCCCTGTGGTTGGGTCGTAGGCGCGGGGTGTAGTGGTCTTGATGTACGTGATGTCCTGGCCCCAGTCGTTAAAGATCTGGGCTGGAATCGGTGAAAAGGTGTCGTCTATTTTTGACATTTCATCCTCTAACAACGCGCACTTGATAACCCCCAGAACCGCCCAGGGTGAAGGCTCCAAGGTAAGACTGTAACCACGGGTAGACATCAAAAATGTTGTTCACAGATCCAGTTGCCTGGCTATCTGTGTTGTACTTCACCTTTAGTTCGCCTAGCTCGACTTCTTCATATAAACCTTCGGTTCCGGTGTTACCGGTGACGGCATCGGTGTCATTTGCTAACGCACGTGCCAGCTCATAGGTGGCGTATTTGATATCAGATGGGATGGCAGAGCATGTAAGTTCCACCCGGTCGACGTGGTAATTGTTGCGCGGCCAGCTCAGGGCTTGGCCATTACTGCAACGGTCGCCGTAAAAATTAAGTACGTCGATCCAACGGGTTGCGCTGATGATGGCGCGATTTTTTTGGTCGTCAGTTTTATCGTCCCAGGTGGAAGAGCTTGGGACGGTCTCGAAGTAGGCGTTTGCTTCCGCCAGCGTTACAAAGCTGTTGGAGTTTTCGCCCTTTAATGTGGCATCGATTGTTGCGGCCACAAGACTGCAGAAATACTTTCTTTGATTTTAGCCCAATAAAAAACCCCGCCGAAGCGGGGCAGTATCAGCTTTTGCTGGACGTATCAGGCGATTGCGCTGGTGTCCAGTGGGCTGTTGACGATCAGCTCGACCATGGGGATCAGGTCGGTGTCGTAGGTGGCAGACCACTTGTTAGCGGTGGCCAGGTTGCCGTTGGTGGGGTTGTCACCAGCGTCAGTCCACTTGGTGCCCATCACGTGATAGGCGGTGTGGTAGTCCACAGAAAGTACGTCTTGCTTCGAGAGCACGTTGCGGTCTGCTTCAATGCGCAGATCCTGCTGGACGCCTTCCAGAACTGAACCACCCTTCATCAGGAAGCAGCGGAACTCCTTGACGTGGGTTGATGTGCCAGGTACCACAGTGTTGACCTGTGGGTCCATGACGACGTTGCAGCCTGCAAATTCGCCGATGGAGCGGGCTCCAACGCCGACGCCGCCACCGCCCCAGGTCACTGCGCCAGAAGCGGCCAGTGCAGAGGTGCTGAAGGTAAGAAGGCCAACCTGATACAGGTAGAAACCAACGGATGGGTGGACAATCAAGGTGTCCAGCTCATCGCCACGCTCGCCAAGGGCAGCGCGGGCCTCAGCCATAGTGGCTGCGGTAAGGTAGTTGGCTTCGCCTTGTCCTGAGGTTGCTGCAACTGCTTTGTCCAAAGAATGGCCAGACAGTGCAGTGCCAAACAAACCGGCAAGCTGCGAGAACAGGCGTGCGCTGTTCAGCTTGTTGATTGCATCGGCAAGCTGGTTGCGGATGTGAAGCATTGGGTCTTCGCCCGCTGCCAACATTGCAACGTCATCCACTGCATACGCGAAACCGCGGTGGCAGATGGAAGCAATCTGGGTGCCGGTTCCAATCTTCTGTGGAGTTAGGTAGCCAGCGGAGCTGCTGCCCCACGTAGCTGTCCCGTCCATGATCTCTTCTGTTGGAGATACTGGATTGAACTCGGGCACCTGGATGCGGGTGCCGCCTTCGCGGGCATCCAGCAAGGGATTACGAACAACAGCGCCAGACTTGAGGAACAAGCTGCGCTCTTTTACTGCCTCAGACACATAGGTGCTGAGATTATTTCTCTTGACGATGTCCGCAAGCAGGACACCGCCGGAGTAATTCTGGAATGGGGCGGCCATCTTAGAAAACCAACGTTAAAGGTGTGTGCGGGGTCCAAGCCACGGACTTGGCGAGACACGCCCCACCGGGGCTACAAAGAAGCTTCCCTTTCCAGCACAGCTGCAAGTTCGGGCTCCTCTGCTTTTAGTTGCATTTGTCTCGTTATGTTAATACTACCGGCCTTGAATGGATTGGCCATTCCAGGGGCGATAACAGAATTTGGTGTCGGCTTGGCTCCCATGCCAGCGGCGCTGCTGGGCTTGAAGTGGTGCTCAAAACCTGAACCAGGGTTCTTTAAATTGCCTAGATAGTTAGTAATATCTTGTTCGACACCTTTGTCCAAAATTACAACGTCGCCGTTGTCTTTTTTGTGCAGGTTGTTTTGTACCAGCTGCAGCATCTGCTCGGCGTTGATGGCACCAGCGCGGCTGATTGCTGATAAGGCACTGGTACGCATAGACGCCTCTTCGTTGGAGACCTTCATGTCTGCCAACTGGCGTTCCAACGCACCAATTTGTACGTCTTTTTCTTGGGCGCTTTTATTAGCTTCCTCCCAAAGATCCTTCCATTGGCCTTGGTCTTCCAGCGTTTGTTTGCGCTGGTCGTCCTGCTTTTTGTAGACCTCATCCAGTTTGGATTTGATGCCTTGGAAACGTTCCTCGGCTTCAGTTGCTTGCTGCTTTAGGGCGGCAAGCTGGGTCTCGTATTCGGCTTTTACAGCAAGTGAAGGGTCTGGTTGCTGTGGAGCGGTGTCGGCTGCAGCCACGGGCTGGTCAGAACTCGCCACGGGCGTGTCCTGGATGACGTGCTCTTCCATAATCAGAAGTTAAGGGTGCAGTTAGGGGTGTCTTCCGCAGGCTTTGAGGGCTTGCGCTTACGAACAGCTTTGCATACCTCGGGTTCAGGCTGCGGTTCGCGTAGTTCGACCAGTTCCCATACTTCGGAACCGTCGGGCTTACGCACTTTTTCTAGCGATTGACCCATGTGGGCGTACTCCATGTACTTGTTGAGTCTACTTCTGTAGTTTACAACAACTTAATAGGTTCCTTCGTCCACTTCGTCAACGGATACGACGCCGCTGGTGATATCGATGCCCGCACCAGCAGTTAAAACTGCGTCGCTGCCACGTGGAACTGTGAAACTTAAAATCGCAGCGTTGTTTGTGCCGCTATTGGTTACTGTTGCGTTCGTTCCAGCGGCGCCTGTGGTTGTGGTGCCGATTGATATGGTTGCGGCGTTGCCTGTAGCGCCCTGTGGGCCGGTGGGGCCTGCGTCACCTTCTGCGCCTTGTGGGCCCTCGGGGCCTGTGCTGCCTTGGGGGCCTGTAGCGCCTGTTGGTCCGGTTGCTCCCGTTGGTCCGGTTGGTCCGGTAGGGCCTGCGGGTCCGGTGTCACCTTGGGTGCCCTGAGCGCCTGTAGCGCCGGTTTCGCCTTGGATACCTTGGGTTCCTGCAGGGCCAGTGGCGCCTGTTGTACCGGCGGGGCCTGTTGCACCGGCTGGGCCGGTAGCGCCTTCGGGGCCAGCAGGTCCGGCGACACCAGCGGGGCCTTGGTCTCCCTTGGCGGCTGGGGCTTGCGTACCACTGATCGTTAGCTGCGTGTTGCGTATGTTGCCCTTGGGGTCTTTCGTTCCAAGCGCTACGGCGGTGCCGGTCCAACCGCTTTTGGTGCGTGGGCCGTACAGCTGCTTCGTCTTGGTGTCGATGTACCAGTCGCCTGGGTCGCCCTGGTCCGTTGGTGGACCTTCACCTGACAGCAGGCTGCGGACTTGACGCAGCTTTTTTGACAGCTTTACAAGAGCTGCCAGTTGCGCCAAAGTTAGTTCGGGCTGAGAGGCCATCACTTATTCGGTAAGCGCTTGGATAAACCGCTCCATCTGGTCCGTGCTTGGGTTGGACTCACTTTCCTGAGCTTCGGCCTCAGCGCTTTGTTCTTCACCAGCGCTGGGAAGGATTTCACCTTGGACAAGGATTTGTCGGAACTCGTCGCGTCCCAGGACACCTTGGTCGAACAATGCCGTCAGCGCGGTTACGTCTTGGCCGATTAAACGGTCGATGTCAAAGTCGCGGCTAATGCTTACCTCTGGTGGTGCGATTCCTACATAGTCGGCGGCTAAATTGAACGCCTTTTGTAGGGACTGTTCCAGGTCAAGAGATACCATGGACAGCATTGAGTTTGTGTCGACGCGGTCAAGGCGGCGGGCGTCGGCAGACTCGGCAACAAACTTTTGCTGGCTTAATGTGCTGATGCCCAGAGTGGCCATCTGCATTTGTAGCTCGCGGATTTCGTTGGACTGCGCTTCAAATGCGTTTGCAGCTGGTTCGACGTAATAAACCTTGTTGCCAGGCTGGCTGGCCATGGCGTAGTTGACGCTTACAGCTACGTCTTTGGATTGGTCGTCCCAGCCTTCGAGGACAAGGATTGGCTGGCTTGCGATGTGCAGGCTGTGGATTAAATCGGCCTGGCGTTGGAAATGGGCCAGGTTTAAATATGCAATGTCTAGTAGGGGCGGCTTACTTGTGAGGGTGTCAACCTTGCCTGCGTAGGTTGTTACTAGGGGGATTTGGCCCAGGCTGTAGTCGCCTGATTCCACTAGCTCGTAGTCGCAGGTGGCGTCCGTTGCGTCGAAGGCGTTTGGATATGGGTAGCCGCCCTGTAAGTCCTTTTTCGTTTCTACTTGGCGGTAGATGCGGTATTGGCCGGGCTCGATTACACGGATCTGGTCATATACTTTCTCGCCAAATTCGCCGTCAGGTACTACTGCTTTTTCTTTGATGCGTACCTGTACTAAATTGCCGTAGTTGACTTCACGGTCCAGGCGCCAGCCGTAGATGTTGTCCGGGTCGATTTCGATCCAGTATGGGCGGCGGTTAAGTTCGCGTTCTTCTGCAAGGCTGCGGGCACCCGTTGGTGCGGGGAAATCTACCAGCGTGTGGCAATGGCCGTAGGTTAATGAGCACAGCAGCAGGCGGCGGGCGTACTCGTCTACATCTGAGCCGCAACCGTCAACGTCTTTTGCGAAAATATCGGTCCAGTATGGGTCGCCTACCAAACTGATGGGCTTGCGCAGGATTAGTCCTGCAGCGGCACGCACCAGGCGCTGAGTAAAGGGTGAAAATACTGCGCGGTTTAC